AGAATTGGAAGTCCGGTATAAAGATGAGGATTCTTAACGTTACCTTTACCGTTAACTCTTCGTTTCATTGACGAATACAAATACCCTAAAAATCTACTGATAGTGCATTTTTTAGAATGGCTACGGCAAAATCTATCCCTACGTCCTCTATCCTTAAGATAAGACTTTTCTCTACATCCTTGAAATTTACAGATAGGGATAGATTTTGTCTTTGCCATATTCTATTAAGCCGTTGCGGTTTCTGCTGCTGGTGCTGGTGCTGATTCGGTTGAAGCCTCAGGGGTAGATTCTGCTGTAGATGCTTCTGCTGTAGATGCTTCTGCTGGTGCTGCTTCTGCATCCGTAGCTTCTGCTGGCGCTTCTGGAGCTTGAGGAGTTACAATATTGTATGCCTCAAGAACGTTCAAGGAACCACCCTTGTCACCAACCGGAATATTAGTTCCGGTCTTAGCGCCTTCAAGTTTACCACGAATTTCGTCGTTCTGAAGTGCCGAAAGAAGGAATTGCATACGTGGGTTAATGATCTTACCAGACTCGTCTTGTTCATTAATGACAACAAAACTATCCTTACCGATAGTGTCGGTGGAAGCCAAAAGACCGTCAGATACCATCTTGGTAACCTTGTCTTGAAGATCCCTAGCATTGTTTTCGGTCATAACTTGACCAAGATTTTCGTCCGTAAGCTGGGTACCAGTGTTAAGACACTTAACAACCGCATCAAGCTTATTATTCAAAAGTTTAACCGCTTCACGAAGACTCATTAGGTCCTGTGACATATTCGCTAGTGGTTGAACCGCTTGAATAATATTATTTACTGTATTCTCAAGTACTTCTAGTCGTTCCGTAGCCGTTTTCTTATTTTCGTCTGACATCTCTATTTCTCCTTTAGTTTACGTTATTTCTCTATTCGAGAACTTGTTTAAATTTTTCCAGCCCGTTGTAAATTGGACATGATCAAAGCCGATAGATTTCCCTTACTTGGGGTACCAACCGCTCTACTAACCTGCTGTTGCGCAAGCATCGTCTGCTCCTCGTAACTTGGCCAGTGAGCCCGTTGCTCTTTTGGTGTAATAACCATACGATTCTTTTGGCGTTCTGTAGCTTGACGATCTCTCTCAGCTAATTCTGCAGCACTCATTTGACTGATAGGCTTACTGAGCGGCTCGTAATCCGGTTCCATTTCTGGAGGTAGATCCAATCTAGGTTTAGGCTTTGTTTGTCGCTGAATCGGTTCAGCTTTTTTAGCGATGGGTTTTGGTGCAGGTTTAGTTTGTTGTTTTCCAATGGTATTCAAGGTCTTCTTCTTGGGTGCCTGGACTGGAGTAGATTCTACCACTTCTTCTGGATAATCCTCTTCCTTCATGTTCTTAGCAGTAATAAGTTGGAAAGCGATATCTTTAAGGGCTCTAGCCTCTAGAGAGCTAAAGGGGCTCGATACGTGCGTCACAGCCGCAGCTTCTTGTCTCATCCCAAGCATCGTTTCCATCTGTTCCTTTGCAAACTTACGAATCTGCTTCTGAACGCTCTTTATAGCCCTAGGATCAGCATCCAGACCATCAAATAAAGCATGATTCATGACTAATTTGTATAGGTTACCCTGTTCCAGGCGTAAACTAGCATCGGAAAGAGCTTCGGTGAAATCATCATCGCTATCTTCTTCCCCGGCTTTTTCCATCAAGTCATCGATATCGATCTCGTCGTGTAGAACCTGGGCTTCCTGTTTCTGAATAGCTCTAGCAGCCCGAATCGTGTTTTCCGGTACCGGTGTATAGGTTTCTTGCTGTGACCATTGGCCATTATTAAGTTCTGGCTGTCCATCTCGAAAGGGCTCGTCGCCCCATAGGTCTTTACTCATGTTTTCTTTCCTTCAGTACTTCTATTTTAGCTAGCAATTCTCTAATATCCATAGCAGCGTCTGCTACTCCGTGATAATCATTTGTCTCAAACTTCATCAAGAGATATTTCTTCATTAATTCGATTTGTTCATGTAAGGTCATTTTTCACATCCCTTAGCTAGTTCTAATTGGTCTTCCTCAAAGTTAACATAGAAACTTTCACTCTTACAATTGTTTATGGCTACTTCGTATGTATCAACACCATAGAATTTAGTTACCTTTCCTTTACAGCCTTTATAGAAGCCCTTATTAACTTTCACACAATCCATAAAGTAGAATTTTTGTTCATAGGCAAAACAAGTGGAAGTAATTAGAAATAATACAAAATATTTAAGCATAGAGACCTCTTTGTTTTCTTAAGAAATAACAGTAACTTAGAGCTATAGCGTCTGCGATATCGTCCTCTGAAGGACCCAATAAAGTTTCTAGCTGATCCTTAAATATATCATTAACCAGCCTAATGGTGACCTTTTTCTTAGTTACTTGTCCTACTACTTTGTTGTTTTTGTCACGTGCCAATTTTTTACCTGTTTTCTTCTTGTAATCTTTGATGTATTTATTCAATTCTTTTTCGGACTTATTCATATAGGAGCCAACTTCTTTACGCCATTCACCAGTCAAAAACCAAAAATTTTTTATTCCAGTTTCTTGTACATATTTACATAAAAGAAAATGCGAAAACTCTAATATTTTTTGAGACATAGCGTTTTTGGAACCAGCACACGTCTGCTCTATAACCAATACATCGGGCTGGTACCTTTCTATTAATTCCTCTATTTTGCCAAAAATTAAGTACGCCCACGTAACGTATGACCCTGGATACGACTCGTCTTCTGGACAATGTACTTTATCAATTTTCCCATATGTTTCAAGCATACATTCTCCATTAGCACTAATATTTAAAACAGAAAAACCTGTTTTCGAACTCACATCAAGGGATAAAACTCTTTCCATATTATGGATCTTTTTTATCTAAAAATCTAAAAGAATAACCCTTTGTTTGTTTTGTCCCACCTCGACATACATCGGAAACACGAGATAGATTTAGTCCAAGCATTTTTGCAGCTTCTGTCAAACTATCGTATACGATATTGTTAGTTATACAAAGAACTTTCTTTCTGCATGGTGACGGTTTTCCAAAAGCATAATTTTTCGGTCCACTTCTAGAAGATGACATCTTAGCTTTGGATTCGTCGGTGTGGGTTTTACCAAAAAAATGATTTTTTTCTCCCATCAAAGCTTCAGAAGTTTTCTTTTTGGATTCTTCTCTATGCTTCTTACCAGAAAAACGTTTTGGTTTACCTACTTTTAATCCTTCAGCTATTTTATCCTTGTGTGCTTGTGTAAGGGTTTTGCCAGTGTTTATTTTTCTTAGTAATTCCTTGGTTTCTTCACTACGTTTTAGACCCGTAATGGCCTTAATTATTTTATCTTTATGTACTTGGCCCATTTTTACTCCACTGAAACCTTTTTCTCCCCCAGAAGATTGATTGTACCCTTTTTGTTTATTTTGCAAATCCCATTCTAATATAAGTGCCTTCTCCAGATCGTAACACTCCTCTGGTGACTTATCCATAACGATATATTCGAATTTGCAATTAGCCCAACCGTATTTTCTTATAGCATGGGAAACTAATGTTTTTCTGTTTGTGTTCTTCTCGGAATTAGAGTGGGCCCACCTACGCCGGTTTGTTTTCCCTTCTATTCCTACGTATCTTTTTTTATTGGGAAAGGTTATGCAATAAACGTTCATGATAAAATTCCTTAAGCGGCTCCGCGATCTCGGCGAAGATTAAGGCAAAGCTTAATAATAGCATTTTGACGTTGTTTTACTTCTCGGAAGCCACTTGAGAGTAGCTTAACATCTTCCTTAGCTTGTACGTATTCTGGATTCTCGCCCAATTCTTTTTTTGTACTAGCAATAGCTTCTGAAGCTTGTGCGATACGTTTATTAAGCTCTTCCGTATCCGCAGCCTCAAGTTCCTTAAGAACATCTTCTGCATCTGGGCCAATAGCCTTAGCAATTTTTTGGTTTTCTGACATTGGCTCTTTTCGTGGTCGTCCCATTATTCATTCTCCTTTGTTTTAACAAAATACTTAGGTGCGATATCATAGACTACTTCTTCTGCTTCTTTTACTATTTCTTCTTTATTCATTTTTTATCCTCTAGATCTGCGGTGTCGTTATCACCATACTCACTAGTATAGTTGATCGATACCATAGTTGTCAATAGACCTTTTCCACTTAAAAAGCTTAGTGTGGATTCTAGCATGGCAATACTTGGTAGGTGGTTGTTGCCTATTTCTACGCGATTTACAAATAACGGCAAACTCAAACTCGAAAAATTGTCTTTACTTCTACTAATAATATAATTCAGGTCTTTTTCGTCAATTTTATAAACCATTTAGTCCTCTAGAGTAGCTTAGTATTTATAGGTTAAGAAGTCAAGGATTATTTTTACGAATAGTTTTTAAAAACTTAGTCTTGTTCAGGCCCATACTTTAGTTCTGTTAAAAATAGTTCGTTTATTAAATGAGCGGCGTATTCCAAATCTTGGTCAAAAAGAAGAGCATGTACGGTAGTCTGATCCCATACTTTATACAGGCCAACTAAGTCTTTGTCATTAATAGCTTTTTCGTATTTGTTCATAGCTAACTCCTAATAGTACTGGTTTCGCCGTCGCGGATGACGGTGATCTTAGAGGTTACGAATTCTTTAGCAACACTATCGTGTTCGACAAAAAGGATCTTCTTATCGACGGAAAAGGTCTTTAAAATTTCCAATGCGTGCTCGATCCCCGTAGAATCAAAACCATTAAAGGGTTCATCCAAGATCATAATATCAATCCCCTTATTTGCACGTTCCTGGATCATTTCACAAACAGCCAAATCAATGGACAGATCTAGAGCAGAGCGTTCTCCTCCACTTAAGCTCTTGATATTAATATCAATCTCACCATCGTTGTCTAGTAAAGCAACTACCTGTTCTTTTATGGCCCCAGAATTTGTCTCCTTGGTTCCAATTAATCTCACAGTTGCGTTAGCCATGGTAGGAACGGCTCTTAGGATACGCGTAGCACTTTCTGAGACAGAATCTAAAGCGTCATCGAAACTACAGCTGAGATAGGACTTTAAGCATCTCTTAGCTTCTTCGGCTAGTTCAAGCTTCTCGGTTGTGTCAGCCAATTTTTGGGTGGACTCAGTTAGTTTTCTATTTATTTCATCTCGACCATCTGTAAGATTCTTTAGTATTTTCTTATAGTTGGCTAGATTAGTTTCATGATTTTTCAATTCAGAATTTAATCGTTCGTACTGGTTACGAGCCTCTTCCACTTGTTTAGTAACCTTATCTAATTGCATTCGATATTTAGTATCAAGATCTTTCTGTTTGACCAAAAATGCTTCCATCAATTTGTTGTTATTTGAATTTTGTTCTGTACTATGTACACTTTCTTTAGTTTTCTCAACAAGTTTCGCACCGCAAAGATCTTGGAGTTTTGCGTTCAGGGGAATTAACTTATCGTAAACATCCTTAGGCTTAGCTTGTTCGGTTAATGCCGCTACATGGGCGTCAGTGTCTGAATTTAATGAACCTATGGTACTGTCCAATACATCAGACAAAAGCGACAGACTGGCTTTTAAGCTCTCGATCTCTTTGGATGCAAAGGAAGCGGCTTCAATATTTTCCTTATGTACGGTCAGTTCACTCAAAAGACGTTGTTCTTCAGATTTTGCCTTTTCTGTAATCCACGGCTGAGTACAAGTATGGCAAATCCCATCTCTTTGGGTTTTTATTTTTGCAGCTAGCTCAATTGCAGCTTCTTTAGATTTTTGACCAGTGTTAACCATACTGCTGAGATTGGTTACAGCAGCTTTGAATTCGGAAAGTTTGTTGTTGTGTTCTAGCTTCAGAACTGAGATCTTATTAGCGGTCTCAAGCTTAAGTGCTGTAATAGTCTTATTCGCTTCGGCTTGGCGACTTTTTTCTTCATTTAACTCAAAATCGATCTGTTTTTCGATCGCCTTGATTTCTTCTTCCAATAAGTTTAGTTTGGTTCTGTCGAAAGGAACAGAGGTTAATTCGGGCCTATTTTTATTCAATTCCGATTTTTCTTGGGATTGAACTTCTTGTAAGCCCTTTAAGATAGACTGGTTGTGCTCGTATTGACCTTTCCAACCTTCTACAAGAGCTTCGTTGACTTCTGTAGCGGGCTCTTCTCCAATGGCTTCTAGGGCTTTCTTATTAGCATCCAAGGCGGCTTCAGATGCTTGCAAAGAGGATTGGGACTCAGTCTTGAGGGTTGTTAGATCTTTGGTCTTAACGTCGATTAGGTCGATTTTAGAGCGAATCTGGCCAAGATTAAGGCAGTCGGTAAGAAATTCAAAGATCTTAGCAGGCCCCATATTCAGGAAAAATCCTTGGTCGCCTTGTGCCTTGAGCAATAACACTTTGAAAAGATTACGTTTTAATCCGTAAACCTTATCCAACTCTTCTTCGGCAAGTTTAGAGGAACCGGTAACTTCGGCTTGGCCTTCGATAACAACCGAAAGCTTTCTTCCACGTTTAATCGTAACCGCTTTACCATCCCAATCTAGCTCGACAGTCCCACAAATATGCTCGTCGGTAAGTCGGCTTTGAAGGACTGTAGTAGGGAGTGTATCCAAACCCATGACCCAAAGTAAAATACAGAATATTGTGGATTTGCCACTCCCGGAAGACCCCCCTCCCGTGTTATTATTTATAGCGTCTACTTGAACGAGGCTAGAAAATCCAGTAAAATCAATAAATTGTTCTGTGGTGAAGCGACCGACGTTTTTGAATTTTAAAGACTTGAGTTTGATCATCCCTTATAGAATAATCACTTACTCTAGAAATGTCAAGGCCTATTTTAATCATAAACAAAAACTACCACATTATCTTGGTAACTCCACATGGAAGAGCATGACCTACGAGATCTTACACGCTTATGACTTTCAACATCAAAATCATAGAGTTCGAAATCTGGCTCGTCTTCTATTTTTCTACGACAATCGCTGCCATAGAAAACTTCAGCCTCTGGATCACATAGTTTTAATTTTTCAATTAATTCTTTTACTTGCATATTATTTTTCTCGAAAGTCCTTGGTCGAATTTTCAAGATTTGAAGCTATAGTCTCCAGGTTAACCTCGACTTTTCGCGCTTGATGTCCGTTGTCGATTTCTATAACCGATTTCGATGACGGGCTGGAGAGTTGTTTCTTATATTCGCCGCCACAACCACAAGTAAGTCCTACCGGGGCATCTTTTGCCGACCGATAGAACTTGCTTATACGGAGACCGCAACTACATAGATAGGAGAGAAGGGGCATTTAACGCAGACGATTTCGTTCTTTGAGAGTCCGAAGCGCTGTTTCTAGATTCTGGAAGCTCGTTCGGAAATTATCAAGGGTTTTATTGATTTCTGTTAGTTGGGCTTGAATTGCTTCAAGTTCACCATTAGAACTTTGTTCTTTTTCTTCTTTTTTCTTAGCCATGACTTACTCCTTATTCCAAACGATATTTTCTTCAACCAATCGGCAAGTATCCTTGATCTTGGCACGATTAGGAGAACCACAGACTTGTTTTAGCTTTTCAAAGATTTTGGCTTCTTCGGACCGACTATTGTCTCCGGCCATGGAAAGACCTACACTATTGTCTGGCTGTTGGACTTGCAAAAAATTGGATTCCACTTCTACGAAGTTTTTCATAGACTCATACGGAACTGTCCAAGCATACGCCAAATCGCCTGCACCTGCAAAGACAACCGCCGAAAGTTCATTCTTTGAATTATAAACTCCGCTACCGCTGCTACCAGGCATAATAGTTGCAGTTACCAAAGTAGAATCGTATTGCATAATATCTGGAAATCCACCAACCAAAGCACAAATAATTCCAGTATTTGGATCATTTTGTTGCTCTGGAGTACAAGCTTTCATTCCTCGCATAACAGAAATAGTCCTACGACCAGAGAAATGGCCCTTCGTGACAACCGTAGGCATAAGCTGTGGGTGGCCAGAAATGGAAGCCGATTCATAATAAGCGGTAGGAGCCTCATCGGCAATCTTAGTTTCGGCCTTGAGATTCCCTTCGACAGAAAGTAAGCATAGATCGTGAACTTTGGATTGACCAAAACTTGCAACCAAAAAGCTACCGGCAGGTCCAGTGACTTTACCTCCATGTTTAACGACATTACAAACATGGGAGTTAGTAAGAACTTCGCTATAAGTCTCACTACTATGAAGTACCGTTCCGCTACCACCACTAGTTCCGGCGATATTAGTAATAGTTACGCTATTGGAGACGATATCCTGTGGCTTAATGCTAGGATGTAGAGCTACGGCAAGAACGATTACAGCAGCTAATGCCAATGCAGCCTTAGCTTTTTTGGACAATTTTTTCTTAAGATTTTTCATTTTTCTTCCTTTTCTGTTTTGTTTGCGGTGACTTCACTGTTTATATCATTACCTACTTTAGCTTCTTCTTGGCGTTTAATGTTGGCTAAATCGCTTAGCATCTCGCCAACAGTCTTATTCCTAGGACTAATGGTGACTTCGTTTTCACCCACCTTACGAACAGTCACGCCATCACCAATATTGAGACCTACCGTAGGCCTGTGGCCAGTAGGGATCTTTTCAGACGAGATCTTGTCCAGTAAGTCCACAGATTTCATATACATTTCAAGATCGGCTTTATTGACAGCGTTAGCCATTTCGTCATCACCAGAAGCCATAAAACGTGTCATCTTACGACCGATCTTCTTTAGGAAGAACTGTTGGATTTGGAGCACGAAGTCTTGATTCATTAGCTTAGCTTGTAGGATACGTTCTTTAATTCCAGCATCTAGAATTGCGAGTTGTTCCATTTTCGTTCCGTACCAGTCGTGTCTATGTGCTAAATAGAGAATAATATCTTTTTTAGTATTGGTGACCTTAGAGATCTGATGGTAGGTCTGGCCCGATAGGTACAAATCCAGAGCCTTAACCATGGTAACTTCATTTTGAGCCACTGTAAATAGGCCTGGCATGCCCTCTTCTTTGAACTTAGCAACAGCTTCCAATTCTTTAGGAGTGATATCTGTTTCTTTTCCGTTGTTTAGGACGGTGATAGTATTGTCGTAGCCCATATTTAGACCTTTTTACTCTTATACTTAATATTCCCATTAAAATAAACTTCAATACTCAAATCCGTCCAAAACAAGGTCCTGACCGACTTTTCTAGAGCCATGTATCTTTTGTCCAGGTCCGTATTTTGGGATTCGTCCAAGGTCAGATAGTAGGCCACGTAAGCGTTTCTGGTGGGAGCATTGATGACTAGATTCCCAGAAGTATCCTCTAAGACATCGGACTTGTGCGATAAATCGTAATCCACTTTACATTCTTGAACACCTTCAAAAAACACCAAAGGAAACATCTTTAGATTACGTTCTTGGACTTCAGAAATACGGCCCGACAAAGCGGTCAAACGAGCCATTTCGGAGAGGAGCTCTGGGGTGGATGGAGAGGTCATTTAGATATATCTTCTTTTGATTTTTCGGGTGGATAAATACAACAATAATCACATGGGTGATAGATTGTACTATTATACTCATCTTTTATCAGTTGCCATCCCGATCCCATACAAGCCACGCAATTTACGATTCTTGAAGAACTCACAAAACCCCCAATTCTTTCATAAATTCAACCATACGTTCTTTATTGATACCCGTAGAACAGAAATACACTCTAGCAACCCAATCATCAAAGCTGTTGCCGGTCTTACGATTTGCGGATTTTGCCTTGTCTGTGATCTTGGAGCTTACGCTTGCGATTCCCTTAAACTTGGCCTTTTGTTTAGAAACCCATTCTGAGGAACCAATAAGCTCTACCGAAGCTCTAGAATTGCTAGGAATTTCAATTTCGGGGCCACCCTCTATGTATTGATAGGAATAAATTGGGGTACACACATGAGAGGTATCTAGGAATTCTTCTTTTACGATCATTCCAGTTTTATCATCATGTTCAACTAACCAAATACCCTTTTCTTTATTGGCATCTGAAGAAGTCATCCAACGCGCTGTTCCAGGATAACGAATTTTCCCAATAGCCGACCTTGAATGGATGTGGCCTGAAATAACTAGGTCAAAATTCAAGTCTTCTGGATTTACCCCATTTGGGATCGGAAATCCATTATCGTAGAGAGCCCCTGAAAACTCACCGTGACAAATCAAAACTTTAGCACCCTGTTCTGCCAAAGCATTGGCTTGCTCTACGAAACGTTTCGTGTCATGAATATAAGGCATGTAGGCAAATGTGCCAAAAGCCACTGGGGACTGAATAATACGTAATCCTTCTTTACCCATAAGATTAAAAATAGAAAGAGAATTTTCCATTTCATTATCATCACCTTGATTTTTCATATCATGGTTGCCAACCAAAACCGTAAGTTCTTGATTTCGGCTTAAAATATCAAGCCATTTTGTCCAAAAAACTTCATTGTCGGTTCTTAAGATTCCATGGGTGTCATTGAGGTCACCCAAAAGAACGATTTGATCAACTTCGTTTTTACAAGCTGTATCCCGTACAAATCCCATGAGATGTTCCATCTCATCTTTTTGAGTGTGTTTAAAATGTGGATCCCCACAATAGAGCGTTTTCATGTTTTCACCAACCTAATAATACACTTCTTTGTCTTGGCGTGATCTTCTAGTTCTTCTCGACTACACCTATTTCCACAAAGTCCACAATAATAGAAATCGGGTATTCCCATATTTTGGGCGGAACGAATAGCAGACTCTTCCAGGCATTCCATACAGTTCCCAGCGAAAATTCCATCTCTTTCCACTTCTCTATCGTGAAAAATACAAAAGGTGTTCATTCGCCCTTCTTCCATTCCTGTGGCTCTTGAACTTCATTCCAATCCTCAGCCTTAAATCTTTCATGAATTTCATCAGATTTATCAAGGATAGCTAACATCACATCTTTAGGAATACGTATGTTAATGCTGTTTGGATATGCTTCAAACTGAACATCTGCTCCATCTAAGCGTAAATAAATCGATTGATCCTCTTCAAAGCATTCGGAATAGACATGGTAATGTTCGCCATAAGCAATAGTAATTTTAGTACTCATTTTTACACTCACAACGATGTTTATTACAGACAGAACATTTACAATTGGGATGAAACCAAGTGAGGTAGATGCGGCCTAAGTCTAGGGTGTGACACCCGCATGGAGTTTTCATATAACCCCAACAAGCGTCCTGACCAAACCAGGTACTTGGCCTGATAAAACCAAATGAAAGTCTTCCTAATATCAAGCCGCACCTCCTTCTGGAGGGTCCAAATATTCTACTTCAGACATAGTAACTAAGATAAATTCACCGGGAAGAGTATCTGATTTGAGTTTATTCTTGGCTGCTGGGGATGAGTGTAGGAATTCTTCTTTTAGATAGGCCGTACTACCCGCTGGTACGATCGTACCGTCAGATAGTACAGATTGAATCAAGACCTTAAGGCCTTTTAAGTTATTCTTTTGTGATGCTTGGACCCAACCCTTGTTTCCCTCAGGGCGGATTTCGGTGTGTTTATAGGCTTCTACGATCAATTTGTTATTAAAAGAACTGGGATGGGTTAGGGTCACATTATCTCCTTAAGTTTGTGATACCCCACGGATGTTTCATCGTTTTTAATTCGGGAGTATCTTATTGTCAAGACTAACGTATTTTTATATGAAAGTCAACTTAAAAATTTATTCCCTTCAACTTCAAAACTTTCCTATAGAGAGGAGGAAGTTCCGAGATCAATTTCCCAATGTTTTCATTAGTTTCAGTCAAGATCAAATTTTCTTCAGCGCTAGATTTATCGTCCGGCGTGAAATCATATGCAGTATACGTGCCATCATCTTCATCTTTAGCGGTAAGTTCTACTGAAACCATACTAGCGGCACCTAAAAGTTCTTGGATTTGTGCTGGAGTTACTTGACCTTTAGGAACAACCATTCCTTCTTTACTATCGGCTAAGAAGGCTGCGTTGATGGCTGCGGCTAATTCTACTACATCGGTAATTCCTTGGCGACCACGAATTGAATTGGCTTTGTATAGGATTTTACGATCAGAAGGATAAAAGTGGAGGTGTGTTTCCGAATAGAGTTTAATAAGGTTTCCAGTAGCACGATTCATGGCAACGCTGCGAAATACTTCGGAATATTGACAATTTTTGTCACCAGTATACTTATCAATCGCACTAGTCAAGCCCATGCTAGCTACTGCGATCATATCCATCAAGGTAATTGTGGATCTTGGAACTTTACGGAAGAAAAGCTTGGCCACATTAATCACCAAGGGGAGATTATTTTCCCCCAGAATACGTCTAGCTCGCTCTACACGGTTAAATAACTTTTCGGCTTTTGCACCTAAGGGTCCACGCCAATTCTCTTTACAAAACAAAATGAAATTAAAATTGACCTTAAAAGCTTTCAGGCCTTCCGGATCTTCCGCTTTTAAATAGGGAGTGATATCTCTAGAAAAAGTATCGCTATTTTCCCGAAAATAAATTTTAGAATAAAGAATATTTCTATCTATGTGTCTGATTTTAGTAATGAATTTCTTATATATTTGTGTAGAATATTTATACTTTAAAATTTCATCTTTGAACAATTGCTCGCTTAGCCATAATTCTTCGACTTGTTCTTTTTGAGAAGTATCGTCTTCTTTGTTCTTAGCTAGGATCTGAGAGATCTCAGTAGCTAGAACATAAAACTCCTGCCCGTATTGTTCATATTTCTTTTTAACTTGTTTGGCCATATCCTAATTATATCATTAGGATGGAAAGTCAAGGATTATTTTAGACGAATGTATTTAATCAAGTTATCTCCAGAATCCATATAGCAAGCTACACGAGACTCCAAGTGACGCTCTAGAACAAAGTTGCCTTGGATGTCGAAATCGAAAATGGTGCAATTTTTCTTCTGTCCGCATCGAGAAGCCCATGGATTGGCCTGGGGCAGACGTACACTACGCCCAATAGCTCCTTGTTTCGTTTTAACTTCACTCGATCCACCCTGCCAGTTGACCGTAATGGTTTGTGGATAAATATTTGTTCCGGTTGAAATACAAGAAGTTCCAACTAAAACTATGGCTTCTTTTTTATTAAATTTCTCCACGCTTTCAGCGGGGTCAACTTTCTGGATGCCAAGTTCTAGGAGTCTGGCGGCAGACTTCTCGGAATGAGCTATCACAGTAGAAACGGTAAGCTTAGGAAGTAACATCGCAATTTGATTCGTTTCCTCACATAAAACCAAGACTTGCTGTCCCATAGCACCGTAGGAATTGCAGAGTTTTGCTATAAAAGTACAGATATTTTTATTACGTAAAAAATGCGTTCTTTTGATTTCGAGCGGATCAGTTGACCCAAGGTTGGGATCACTTGATTCTATTTTTACGATCCTAAAATCATGGGGTGAAACAAACCCTTTTTCGACAGCTTCACGGGTCGTGAGGGTTAGGACGGTTTCACCAATAATGCTTTGGAGGAGTTTTTCGGATCCATCGGCTCTAGTTGGTGAGCCACTAAAGAAAAATCTGTACGGTGCCTCACTTAAAACACCATGGCACACCGCTTCTAATGTTTCACTTGGCAGGGTGTGATTTTCATCTCCCAAAAAACATTGGGTCTGAGAAAAGAACTCGTATTCTTTTGTTCCCTTTTCAAGCATAGCTAAAGACTTGGAGGTTGCGACGGTTATGAGCTTTCCAATACGCTTCTTCCCATCTCCATAGGCTCCTACTTTACCTTTACCAAAATGATATTCGGCGGCTTTTAAGATTTCGTTAAAGATACTAGAACTGGGAGTTACAATCACAGACTGAAGGCCAAGTTCTCTACAAAGCCATAGAATAATTGCGGTTTTGCCACCGCCTGTGCATATATCAACATTGCCGTGCTTGGCTTCTAAAAGCTTCTCGACCGATTCCTTTTGGTAATCGTACAAAGAAAAAGGAAGAGGCTTAAACCACGGAATCTTCTTAGGCTTAGGATATTTGATCTGATCGTCAATATCTAATGTCAAATTCTCCAAATAGGGAATCGAACCTGGTCTAATGTACTTAAGTCCAAGGTCGTCATACACCAAAGTTTGGTAAAGCTGCTCCTTAAGCATCTTACACGTTAATTCCCACTTTTCGGGGTTTGAGGATTTAAACCAATGATTTTTAGAGATGCGCTTCAGCTCATGGGCTATGGAAAGGTCTTTGTAAGTAAGCTGGTTCCTAAGAGATTCCAATTCTTCATCGGTTCCTTGGACATAGCAACGGGTGGGAGAAGAGAGGGTTAGACGCATTCTTCTTCGTCTTCGACAATAGGCGTTCTATAAACTTGCTCACAACCCTTGAGAGTATGGGCCCATCCCCATCTTAATTCTGCAATTAGTTCAGCCGAAATCTCATGTTCAAACCAAGCTATTGCGTTGCCTTCTTTATCGTGTAAAATAGGTGTCTTAAATTTCATACCTATCTATCCTACCCTCCCCATTCCCTGAAGTCAAGCTTTTTTCTTATGATATATAAGGGTTAAGGAGAACTAGAAGAATGTCCCACAGACGCGCTAAAACCACCCCGAAAATCTTTGTTTCTGACCGCGAATTGATTAAGAAGAAAGTACTTGATATTACCAAAAGAATCGCGGACTTAATTGGCTCTACGCTCGGCCCAGGGGGTAGGGTGGTTCTCTTGGAAAGTGACCTGGAAGGAGTGAGCCACCGTATTTCAAAAGATGGTTTTAATGCGTTCAGTGCGATTGGAGCAATTGATTCGATTGACCACGTTATTATCGAGACTGCCAGGGATTGTGCTCAGCGTGTAGGAGAAGGTGCTGGAGATGGGACTACGACCACAACTATTTTAATGTACCAACTTATTAAGAATATTTTCGAATATTGTCAGAATAACCCTAGATATAGTCCACAAAAGGCTGTACGTAAAATTAAAAAGGCTGTAAGTGAAATCCTAGTTCCTTACATTCAATCTAGAGCTATTAAAATCGATGAATCCAATACTGAACTTCTAAAGAAAGTTGGTACAATTAGTGCAAATGGCGATTCTGAAATGGCCAATAAAGTCTACGAATGTTTTGAAATGATTGGATTTGGAGAAGGCTCTCATATCACCATCAAAGAAGTTCCTGGTCCAGAAGGATATGAAATTTCTAGAATTGATGGTCTACCTATCTATAGCGGACTTGAAGACCTAAATCGCTTTAGCAACGTTTTTATTTCCGATATAGGAAATCAGAGGGCTTTTTTGGAAAAACCATTATTTATTCTATTTGATGGAATGATCAACGATCTTATCCAAATCACAGACATCTTAAATCAAATTGGAGAAAAGTATTCTGAAGGAGATCAGAACTTTAAAAATACAATTGTTGTGGCCCATGGATTTTCCGATAATGTTCTTACCACACTAGCACTTAATTTTGCTAATAATGCAACAATGAATATCATGCCACTTAAGACTCCGATGAGACAGTTTATTAATTCACAAACCGCTTTTTTATATGATCTAGCCGCATTCACGGGAGCCAAGGTGTTTGGTCTTAAGAACCAACTTGCAAACGCTACTCTTAACGATTTGGGCTCAGGAATGGAATACTTTGAGTCTTATCGTTACCGTTCTACTGTCGTTGGAGATCCGGAACCAATGAACGTGGAAGTCAGGGCCGCAGACTTAACTAAGATGATCGAAACCTCAGAATCAAAAGCTGAAAAGATTTGGCTACAGGAACGTGTAGCACTTTTGACCTGCGGGATTGCTAAGTTCACCATTTTTGCTGGTTCAGGAGCAGATCTCAAGGAAAAGCATGACCGGGTAGAAGACGCTACCATGGCCATGCGTTCAGCTATTAAATATGGTTGTTTACCAGGCGGTACACGCCTTGCGATTGACATGGCCATTTTATTGGCTAGTGAACTTCCAGAAGGTGACCCAGCTCGGGATGTATTGATGGAATCTCTATTGAGCCTTCCAAAGACACTCTTAGACAACGCAGGACATAATCCGGATGAAATTGCGGAAGTGATTAGTAAACTAATTGATCACCCAGAATTGGTTTATGATGTTGAGAATGATGAATATGGGTCAGCAGAAGCCTTAGGTCTGTTTGATAGTACTAAAGCCGTGGAAGAGAGTCTTCTGAATGCCATAAGCATTGCTGGAGTTTTAGGGACTTTGGGTGGAATTGTGGTAGCTCCTAGGGATGATGAGTTCGAACGTTCAGAAGCTAGGGCTGATAACGAGTATATGAAGGCTGTTAATGATCCCGGTTCGATGGTCAACGAAGCGAATCTTCGTCCATGATATCAAGTACTTGTCTTAATTAAGTCTCCAAAAATCAATCTTTACTCTATGGCTGATGAAAAAGTAAAACCTGTTGCTGGCCCTACGTATATCCATGGAATTGGAAGTAGCCAAGCCATTGACACTGCTGGAGAAATTGTCGATCTAGCTGGAATCGACTGTTCTAGCTTAGTCGGTGGAGCTTTTAACTTCGAACATAAATCTGACTTACCTGCCCAAATTGTAGGTAAGATCCTTGAATATAAAAAGATCTTCTCCGAAAAAGACTGTGAGAGCGACGCTCATAAGTACTTTTGGGATAAATGCAAGACTCCCTATCTATATGTTATGGGTAGACTTTTTGATGACAAAAAAGACTCTTCTAGAGAGTTAGCTGCCTTATTTATAGACGACGCTGAGCATCCAGATGAACAGCCTATGATTGGCCTAAGCATTGAAGGCAGTAAGGTGGAAAAAAAAGGAATTATAGTAACAAAATCAATAGCTCGCAAAATAACTTGTACAAACTGCGCCGCAAATAAAACCTGTGTTGCGGAAATCGTTAAAAATCCCGATGCAGAGAAATCCTCCGCCGACACCGATTCCATCTTCAAGTCCGAACCCTCCCACACTATTGAGCTCTTTGAGCCCCTCACCAAAAGAGAAGTCCCTGGCTCCAAAATCCCCTCAGCCCACCCCCCACAAGGCCCATCTAAAGCCGTAAAAGGCGCTCCAGGATGGTCTCATACGGGCGGTGGTAACTTTAGCCATCCCGAACACGGTGTCGTTTCTGTGGTCAAGGAAGGCTCCCAATTCAATGTTAAGCATGGCGGTGGCTTAGCCGGTGTTAACGGCAAAAAAGGGAGTTTTGGCACAGCTCAAGAAGCTGGAGCTCACGCTGGTAACTATATTCGTAGCTTAGGCCAAGGTAAGATCCAAGCCCCCGCCATGCACAACCGACCGAGTCCCAGCATGGATAAGAGCATGATGGGCGGAGGAATGATGGGTGGGGGTTTGCCTCAAGAAAGCACCGACAAAAAGAACAAAAGGGGCTTATTTAATCCTGATGTAGATAAAATTAGCAATAGAGGGATGATGGTTGGTGGCACAGGCATGGCAAGATCCGAGAAAAAAACTAGTCTCAAAAAAGCCATGTCCGCAGGCTCTGGAATGGCTAGTCCTGCCAGTTTAAGTGGTGGGGCAGCATTAGCTCCTGAAAGTCTTGATAGGAAGATGAAAAAGGCTCAATGGCTAGCTAGGGCTGAAGAAGCGTATAAGGTTTGGGAAAAACGCGAGGCTTTTGAAGGCTTTATGGCAAAACACATGCCAAGTCTTACAAAAGGGGAAGTTTCTGCAATTGGTCAAACTTTAGCACTTAGAAAGTCCCTAAGAGCTGAAAAGAAGTTGGCTGGGATGATTGATGAAGGTCAAGATAGTTGGGTTAAGAAGAGTGAGAAACCCCAAAAAATTAAACCACCAGGACTTAAGGGCATTGTCGAAAGTGAAGTATCTCATATTGAAGCCGATCCATATTTAAAAGGCAGAGAAACTGTCCATCTTAAATCGGGGCATAAACTTGAAGGACATCCCATTGGCAAATTTAAGGCTGGAGATAAGGTTGTTGCTCGTCAACACTTAATGGGAACTCATCTTTTAGAACATAAGAAATAATTCAATATTGTATAATCTATATACAGATATACAAAGAGGCTTCCAAGAAATTGGAGGCCTTTTTTATTTGACTTATCCAAAAATGACTGATACTATCCCTAAATGGACGATAAATGTAATTGCGGGAACGTTAGTGATTTTGGATGCCACGGAGTTAAGGATGGCGAGGCCTACTCTGAGTTTTACTGTAGGGAATGCTATAATAAGAAAGACAAATAAATGACCCTCCTAGCCTTCCTCCTCTCAACCGCCTGTCCTCCCACCAAGATGATTAACCAAAGTAAGCTTCCTTGGGTAGAATGGGATCGTGAGGAAATGGCTTATTGTAAGAAAAGATGTCCTTATGAGTATAAGGACGCTCCGTGCTTGAAAAAATTTTTTAAAGAAGGCTTTCAGGATTATTTTTGTTTGTGTGGTCGGCCCTAAGGATTAAAATAAGCATGACACACAACCGGTGCAGAGTCATTGTGAATCCAATTAGATCCGGGCATTTTTTCCATTCTGATTTGCCACTCTTCTAATTTAGGTTCAAGTTCGGCCCTAACATCGTCGCAGTTCAATCCTTCTGCATCGTAATCAGTTGCGAGACCGATCTTGTGAGCTGAGTTTTTTGCTCCATGAACAAAAGCGTTATAGTCTTTCCCGTGATATTCTGAGCCAAGGCAATTGACTATGGGACGTATCCAGCAATGGACCCTAATAGGAGCACCTAAAAAATCCCGAATTAAGTCCATTTTAGCAGCTTGCTTTAGAATATTGTTTTTTTCATCTTCAGAAGGACTGTGCATTACTTTCCAAGAAGGTAGATAACAAGCCTCTTTAACGGTGAAATGGTTTGAGATCTTAGATTCAGGATTAGACCAATCTACGTTGGGCAAAAACTCCATATTTGGAGCATTTTGCACCACCGGCTTAGCCTCTTCCTTTGGCTTATCCATAGGAATGCTTACTTCAACCGCCGTCTTATTTTCAGCTTTATTGGTCAAAAAACTCAAAACTAGCTTACCTAAGGTAACCCATATCGAATCTGGCATAAAAAGACCTCCTTGACAACCCAATCTTTATATTATATCCTATTTAAAGATTGGGCTGAATCATGAATCTCGTTATCAACTTTGGTCTAAACGGCCCTAAAAAGCAGGTCAGCTGGTATAAGCCTTTAATGGACTTTCCAAAGTTACTGAGGTTCCAGGGAAAATGCTGGGAATGGGCTATTTATAACAACGTGGGAAGTGACTATGAGCTTACCTTTAGTGAAATTCCTACCTATGACCCAAACTACTACGCAGAAATGTCCAGTTACGAAGAGCTATTCGAATGGAGTAATAAGTCCTATGATTGCTGTTGTGGCGCTGCTTGGACGAGCTTCGAATGGGATCACCTACGGTTTTGTCCTAAGCACAAGCCCTGGAATCAAGTTTAAATGAAATACAAAACCCTCTATAAAGAACTGGCAGAAAAACTTACCGATCTAGGATGTTTTATTTGCGATATAGACGTTCTGGGACACTGTGGGCACACGGACTACGTTAAAGCTTTTATCTATATTAAATCTGCTCTTAACTACAAGCACAAATACTTTGTTCTAGCCCACGAAGCAGGACATCTCTTTAGTCTCAAAAACGACAAATTCATCTGGTCACCTACCGCGAGATCAGAGGAAGAGGCTAACCGCTTTGCTTTCCAACTCCTTGAACAAAACGATATAGAGAGCTATGAATATTGTGAATTCTACCAGAAGGCTAAAAAGAAAGCAAAGAAACGCAAAAAGTCCTGGTTTGAGATTTAAGTTGACATTTTGTTATAAATACTATAGTCTTAGCTGAGAAGGATACTTGACATGGTTAAAGGTAAAAACGCTCAACACATCGTACTCAACGAAAATCAGATGAGAAATCTCATTACCTGCTCTATTAGGAATATCGTGAGTTTAGACATCCAGGCCGGAGAAAAGGTTTATAACAACTTTCTCGTTTTACTTATCTTGGATTGTGTTATTCCCGAAGCTTTTCCTCAGCATAGTATTAAGGATATAGACGAACAAGACTACGATAAAGATGCCTTTTACGAATCCCATCTGGTTGAGCCTTTACAACCCTTTGGAGTAAGCCTCCTAAGAGTAAACGATAAGGATACGCAAGAAAAGTTCTGGGGATTAGAAATAGTTATTAATCAAAAGAATGTAGCTGATTTTATCCAAGCCCTAGCTGAAGTTGAAGACGAATGGTCGGAAAGTGATAACGACGAAGAAGAGATCAAAGAGCCATCTAAAACTTCAGTCAGGTTTGACGGAAATGAGACGTTAAATTAAATGGATCAATATACTTTGGTAATTGTAATCATTAACATTATTTGGGTCCTTTTGCTATCTCTTAGAATTGCGGCCCACGTGGACAGTAAGATTGATAAGGATAATCCTGAGCCAGTTGTGGAGAAGCGATGTCCAGCCCATAGTTGGAAATGGTTAGACCAACCTGGCATGCCAGATACTCAATACATGATCTGTTTAATTTGTAAAAAAACGCCGAGACAGGTTGGGGAAAGTTCTTAATTCCTTTGTTTGTCAAGTTCGTTATGGTCTAAGCCAACGAAAGTAAGAAATCCTTTTTTATCGAACCCGTATCCTGTAGGAGCCACTACGAGACTGCAACGGCAATGCGGGTGGTTTCCGAGTATAGAAGGAACAGTGTCTCCACGTTTAAAGTAACCAGCGGAAAGCTCGCTAAGTCTATACAGTCTTGGCGTTACCTTATCAGGCATAAGATTTACTCTTACACAAGATTCACAGGTCACATTATCTCTAATAACAACAAAATACACAATCGGATCTTTTTCTCCCATTTCAGCGGCTTTTTTCGTAATGGTCATTAAAGATCCAAGATTCCTGGTCTTAGTAGCTTCTGAAGCGGCAATTCTTTCCATACCACTCTTAGCTTTGCCAAGTTCTTCTTGGATGACTTCGTTGAGTTTCGTTTCAGCAATAGGTTCTTTAGCAATCCTTGCTTCTCTGGCTAAACCATCAATTCTCTCTGAGATAGAACTTGTAGTCTTACTTTTTAAAGCTTCGATATACCCAAAAGCACCACCAAGTATACCGGTGATAACGTCTTGTTCAATATTATTCAGCCAATTATTATTCATGGCTTGAACGAACAGGGTAGCTAGAGTAATGCCTTCTGCAAATCCTAAAAGTGTATGTTTTTTGTGATGCAGTTTGGGAATAGGGCCCAAAAGGCGTAGGGCGGTTTTGTCAAACAGATCGCTGACTACTTTATCGATTTGAGTTTTAGATTGAGAAGATATTCCATGCATTGGTTAAGCTCGTGAGCATTCCTTCAAATTAATAACATTGGCAGAACCATCTGTGTTTATTAGAGTGTAAGTACTATTACCGTCGGTAGTAATTGCCCAATTGCTGTTTGTGCCATCGGAAATAATTGCACCCCAGGTACAATAAGGTTGCAATGGATTGTGTGGCACAGTTCCAACTAATGGCTGACTGGGTTGATACGGCTGAGTAGTCATGTAAGGAACGTTAATACCGGGCTGAGTCTTAAGCAGCTGAATCTGACGTTCTAGTTCTTTGATAGTTTCGTCTTTTAAAGAAACCAATTTTTCAAGTGCTTCAATGGTTTTATTTTCCATATCAATCCTTTTTTGTGATGCCTTCAACATTTAAGATTGAAGAGATATCACTAGCGGCTTTGGACTCATCCCTAGACCATTTTTCAAAAACGCTTTCAACAATCTTTTCCTGCATGGAAAGAGCTTTCTTAGCAGGCTCGGGAAGATTTGCCTGAAGTCGAGGAGAAAGTGGTTGAGACTTTTTAAGAGATCCAAATTTAGTATTTTTAATAGAATCTAGGGATTTGGTGAGGTTGATTTGGACCTGAAGAGAACGGATGTCCGAAAGGGTCTTTTTGAGATCCCCTAAATCCATCGAGGATATTTCTGACTTACCGAGCATGCCTTCGAGTTTGGAAATATGCTGATCAAGTTCGTCACCATTGGGATTTTGAGATTGGGGCTGACCAGGTTGGGCTTCGGGTTCTTCACCTGGAGCGGCTTCGCCTTCTTGGCCAGGTTGGGGTTGTCCGTTAGCAGCCATAGCCATCTGATCGGCTTGTTGCTGTTGCTGGGTAGCTTGGTCAAGTTGGGCTTGTTGAGCACCTTGTTCAAACCCCAATCTCCAGGCCAAGTCCACAGTTTCCTGATACTTTGTCTTAAGATCCATGTATTTTGCTTTATAGTCAACTAATGGCATATTAGGCTACCTTCTTTTGTTCTACGCCTAAGAACGCTAGGCATTTATCGATGCAAGCTTGTTTATCTTTAAGCCAATCCTCTTCTTTAATGTGAAGAATGGTGATTCCCTTAGTTGCGAACCAAGAATCTTTGATTTCATGATAGTTTCGAACGTCATCGTCAGACCAAAATCTTTTACCTTTTTGCTTACGCATACATTCGAAGGAATGCCACCAAGCACCATCCACTTCAATACCAAGACTTAAGCCTGGAACAAAAATATCAATATGAAAACCATGGATAAAAGGTTTGTCTTCTATTTTAACTTTATTGTCTCGAAGCTTCTTAGCGTTTCCTACAATTCCATTAACGATGTCAAACAATTCTTTTTCCATAGAGGAAGAGTTGACATAGGGAGCATCTGAAAAAGGAATTTTATCTAAGAGCTTTCTCCTGAAAGCCCTACAATACAAATTGTATTCATTTTGAAGAAACTCATAAGGAGTTTTAAATTTAGATCCTATTTCAATAATTTCAGAATCTTTGTGTTTAGTATTAGGATGGTTTTCTCCAATTTGTTCAGGCATGTGAGCCGTAATTTCTTTAAAATTCCCTCTAATACGAGAGGCTTGATATACATCGTAGTGCTTCTCAATAAGCTCAGAGATATTTTTACATGCAAGGGCTATATCAAACATTTCTTTATTAGAATACTTAGAATTAGCATGATTTTCACCGGCTGGATTGGAGCTTACAAAATGAGTAGTTATTTCATCTATAATACCGCGATTGTGAGCTGTAACAAACTCGCTGGGGTATTTTTGACTAAATTCTTTAGAATTTTTACATTTTTTAGCTTTTTTGGCCAAACTCTCATCAGTGTGTTTGAAATTTGGGTGATTCTCGCCGGTAGTGTCTTTTTTGGTCATATGCTTACAGGCTACAGTCAAAAGTTTTCTTTTAGAAAGAAGAACATACTTACTCCATTCTTTTTCAATAAATTCCTCTTGGGTAGTATAGCGAGACGCTATTTCGAATAGAACTTCATCAGGTATCCGTTTATTACTATAGCTCTTTTTTTTAAGTTCCGTTGCCATTCTAAGCATCCTCTTCATCAGAGTCTAGCATATCACTTATCTCTAAGTCAAGGAGTTCTTTGATTAATTCCGGACTTCTAGGTGCATATAACGCTTTTACAGCATTTGGGTTAATTTGCATCATAAGTTGGGTGTTTTGGAGAGAAAAGGGATCGCGTTTGAACTTAAGCATTGGATCAAAAATTGCAGATGGATCTCCAAAAAACCTGTTCTTGATTTGACCGACATTCAGATAGAAATCGGCTATTTGTCTAAAACGTTCATTAAACGGAACCTTGCCGCCAATAGCTTCTCCAACGGGCTCTAAATCCACTTCTTGTTGTAGTGTATCGTAATCATAAAAAAGTGCTGAATCTTGTTGGAGACGAGCAGCTTCCTGCTCTTTACTTTCGGCATCAAGTCCGCAAAGTTTAACGTCTACCATTTGAGCAAGTTCGGGATCAATGATTGGAACTAAACGCTGATTAAAAAATATTTGCCAGCCAAGAAGTAAAGGGCGAAGACCAGAATCTCGCGCAGCCGTCATTTTAAATTCATTGTTACTTTCCGAAAGTGTTTGGCTATTGCTAGCTTTACTTAAGTGTCCATAACCAGGAATTTCATCGGGTGATACGCCGAATGAGGATAGAATATTACGAGCGACGGCATCGTATGTAAACCCAAATTCTCCATTTTCTAATTTGTCTTGTGTCGTTATCCACTCTACACTATCTTCTTTTGATATACCGAAAATAGGAGTTCTAAAAGCATTGGATACAGAATTGATAGACGCCGAGTACTGCATTTTTATAGCATCTAGCATCTGCTGATCGCATTCGTCGCTTCGAATAACAAGCATTCCTTTGGCTGACTTACCATTCTGGAAATAAATCTTCCAATAAGCTTCGATAGAAATGTGGGTAGTAACACATCCTACGCAGGTATCTAAGGGTGAAACAGGATATCCGTTGTGTTCTATGTCCGTGCTAGGAAATAAATTGTACACGATCATTTCGTCGTGGGAAAACGCCTGTTTTGGCTGCATTTCTATCACTTGAAGCCACGCGTACTTATCTTCCTTAAGTTTAGCCATGTCGATATCGAACTTAATACCTTCCATGGCCTCTAGAGCTTTGATTGCAAGTTCGCGTAAATTTGCCCCAACTTGTTCTCCACGACGAACAGCACGATAAATAGTTGCGATATCGACCGGACGAAATCTGTGAAAAGGAAAATTACCGTTAGCGTCAGGTTTGGCATCGCGATCGTAAATAATTTCTGTTCCATGGTTTCCAAAGCTCAGCCCATTTATGGTTTGAGTACTCAAGAATTCCGAAAGAGTCATCTGATCTTGATGCTCTAATCCTTCGGTATGTCCACAATTAAGAAGTAACTTTTCAAGTCTCTTAACTCGCTCTGAAACTTTTTTATATTGATCAGGGGTTAGGATTTTTAAAAACTCTGGTTTGATCTCAATTTCCATTCCAACATCAAAACGGTCTTTACGCAAATGACCGTATAGTTTCATGATGTTTCCACGTGTGCGCAAGATAGCAGCAACTAGATGATCCGTGATACGAATAGTCTTGATGAGTTCTGGAGGAAGAAGTCGAATTCTTGGCTTGAATAAGCCTAGGAAATTAGATTGAGGAGCTGGAAGTTCTGAGAACGCAAGGCTTGGAGCTTTTTTCTTAGCAGAACCAGTAGTTTGCTTAATGAGCTGACTCAGAGGACCTTCTGCTTTAGCCAAAAAATCAGGAGACATTTGGCTCAAAGCCGCTTCTAAAGAAGACATCCCAGATTCATTTACTGGACTGTCACCAAAAGAGAGGGCAATTTTTTTCTTATCTTTTTCGTCCATATTACCCTTGTTATATCATTACCGAGCTTATTCAGCCGAAAGCAGAGTCACGTTACAGATGTTAATCGAGTTGTTTGTAACCGATAGACTGTAAGTAATACCATTTAGAAGAAACATGCCAGGAAACACGGAACCATTGCTCACGATGGGAACAATGGTAGGTCCAGGACTTCCGCCATTTAAGGTCAGGGTTAGATTTTGGTCACTCTCGGCGTAAATCATAGTTTTAGCCACAGAATAAACAGCAACTTTGGTCAAAATGCCACTTTCAGTCGGTAGGGATCCTGTGTACGAAAACTGGAGAGTGTTGTCTGTTACTAAGGTAATCTGATAAGAACCCCAGGAAACAGGACTAAACCCGCTACTAATAACTACGGTATCGCCGATTTGAACTCCAGCAGCACTAAAGATCCTAACCTGATTAGCAAAGCCAGAACCTAGAGTGATTGGCCCTTGTACATAACCCGTTGGATTTACAACAGAAAAACTCGTAGAAGTAACGGAAATGATCTGCCAAATTCCAGTAGGACCTTGATTTAAGGTATTGAAAACACTACCGATTAATACGTTATCGCCGGGTTGAACCGAAGAAAGTGTGGGTAAGGTTCCACCTGTAAAAGTGTAGGTAAGAATTGGGCCATTGACAGAGGTTGTGACTTGAGTGGTAGCGTCGGTCCCAATTGTTCTCAGAGTTCTAAAAGTAGGGGCGGTTCCAGCGGTATTCGTAAGCTGATAGATATTGCTTTGAAAAGGTGCTAAAGCAAGAGAGTACTGAGTAGTACCGTCTTGTGTAAGGGCTACGGTCCCACTAAAGAGAGTTTGGGACTCTCCTGGAGCGATCTGGAACGTTTCAGAGAGGGCTGAAGAGATAGAGGACTGATTTTCTCTAGTCCATTTAAAAAAATTCCGGGAGGGCGGTGATCCAGTACATTGAGCGGAAGGAGAACCTTCATAACCTTGTAGAAAGATAAGGGTTTTTAAAGTGGCCATTAAATCGCTCCTAGTAAGGTAAAGATTCGTATTTTAGGAGGATTGAGCAGAAGTGTGTGAGATTATTGGGAAAAATGGAAACCCCCTTTCTTCTTACTTGTCCCAATATAAACCGAATCACCGCTCAATCGCTTTGCGATCTCATTTTTCATCTGTTCATTCACATTATGGGTTGCATTTTTGGGCATTCCGGCTTTTCCAGGATCATCTGTATAGGTAACAGCTGGTTTATATGCGCCCTTAACGCTCCACATATTTTGACCTATGTATCTCAAAGCATCACAAATATCGGCAATGACAGGTTCGTCTGCAGGATTAGGGGTTACGTTTCCTTGATTGTCCAGTTCGTATCTGTGTTTAGGTATGGCTTCAATGGTTTTCTTGTTGCTTTCATTCAAAACCACCTTAAGCGCCCGAAAGTTCATAGAGTTACTTATTTTAGATTTAACTGCAGAAATTCCATGAAGAACCTCTTTTTTGAAATCTGGGCATCTCATTCCGTTTTTAACCATGGCTTTCATATAATCTGGCCTTGAAGTATCGCACCACCATTTAACGGGACTATATTTATCTCTAAAGGTCTTGGTCGTTTCAATGATATCGTCTACATCGAGTTCACTACAAGTGTAGGTTTCCATTAGCCACCATTGACCGTTTGGGATTTTTGCCACAATCAGTACTACGAATGGATGATCAAATCCCCAATCGACACCGGCATAAAATTCTATGCCAGCGTTTTGCATGGCATAGAGTAGAGCCGCATCAGTAACGACAGAATATCTACTTCGGCTTCCTGTAATTATCTCATAAGCATCTTCATTTGAAATAGTATTCCCTGACTTACTGAACTTAGGATAAACCAAACCCTCGCTACCAGGCCTACGGCAAAGTAGTTGGCTTTCAGCCATATCTGGATCATTTTCTTTAAACTTTTGGATGACAGAAGAAAGAGGTTTATAAAATCCGCCCGTTGCATGGTCTGGTTTGTCAGCAAGTTTTTTCTTACAAAGTGGTAACAAAGGACATTTAACGCATCCTTCATGCGCATCCTTAACCAACTCTAATTTGTTTTTCTCTAGATCCGGTAATAGCGAGTATTCTTCTGTGGTATATTTTCTAAGTGGTAGATCATTGTTAATCCACATGTCTTGTTTTGGCCCATTTGGCAGGTGACGATCTGATGGACATTTTTCGGCCAAATCTAAGAGATTCCATTTTAGAACCTTATAGTTCATGTCATCGGCTTTTTCTAAAGCTGTGGCAACGTTACCGAAAGAGTACTTATAGGAACTAACGAAGACCTGCATTCCATGAATGCCCTTGGAAAATCCAGTAATGTTTTTTCCTTCGTTTAGAGCGGCCTTGTCAGCTAAGTCCAATTCGTCCAAAAACAGAACATTTGAATGCAAACCATTCATGCCCTTTGCCGTACAGATAACAATTTTGATGTAAGGGGATTTTCCTTGTGGTGTTTTGAATTTAACCACGCGCTTGTTGGAGGAATGGGGAATCCAGCCCGCAGCTTCTAATAATGGGCCAATTTTAAAAAGAAAGCCTTCGATATAACCAAGGGCGATGGAAGACTGAGATTCGATTGCAGCGGCATGTCCCACTTCCAGCTGGAAATGAATAAGAAGAAGAAGTTCTAAAATAGTGACTATGATTGTCTTAAGTCCTTCGCGGCAGCTAATCATGATAGCGCCAGGCCTTTTATCACCTATATTAAATTTGAAAGTTTCATAAACATACCATGCCGCATCTAATGGGTTTGAAGTGGAAGCCGGATCGGTATTTTCTGTAGGAAGCTCAAGGTCTAAGAATGCTTTGGCCCAATCCTTGATTTCCTGGGCGGAATCCAAAGGGGTTAGCATTAGCTTGGCAAGTTCTTGTTTCTTTTCTTCTGGTAATAGGGCGAAGTCCATTACCCTTATATATCATAAGTCAGGAATATGCCGAAAAATCATCGACTGCCCTAAAATATCTGTTTGCTTCTTTTGGTGATTTAATATAACTCACCCAAAGTCCGTAGGCTTCTTCCCGACTTTGTGGTTCGTCATCACTATCTGGACCATCTCCTACATAATTTGCCAATGTCAATTCGTAAAACTTTTTTAGATTTTTAAGAAAAGTATCAAAGTCGTGCTTTCCTTTGGCTTTCTTATAATTATCAAAAATTTCTCTATTCGCTATTTCTTCTGTTACACTAACATCTTTCAATTCCGAAATATGACCCATAATTGAGCCTCCTTACTATAACTTTAATATAATAACCTTGAAAAATCAAGTAATTTTCCTTTTCGGATATGGCTCGAATTTTTTTAATATTTTCATATAGATAGATGAAATGTTCTTTTTATCTCTCTTGTCTTTTCCTAAAAACAACACATATTTACCCTTATTGGGTTGAACAATTTGTTTGCATGATTGTTGATGAACCTTTCCCTTTTTGTTTAAGATATCAAGTACATTCTTAGGCATGGCTTCTCTATCCATATATTTATTTGCTTTATTCCAATGTTTTTCCCATTTGATACCCAATTCTTTAGCATATTTTCTAAATGTAGATGCTTTTCTAAAATATCTCCCGTTTACTAGCTTACCACTCTCCAGTTCGTATAGGGCTTTTGATCCAAAATAATTTCCGAGATAGTTAAAGTTACAGGCTTGATAAATAGTCCCAATTTCTCCCGCAGCATGGTCAGAATAACCGAAAAATAGTCTTTTTGTTGTATTCTCGACCATCCAATTACAAGAAAACATTAAGAGCTTGGAACCAAGATTTTTGGGGGTCCAGGAAGCGGTCGCCCCCCTCGTAATTTGAGCCTCTAGGTTTTTACCTTCTTTTTTATTAGTATATGCGTTGGGATCGGTTACAACAATAACTCCACCCAAAATACCATTAATTCTAGCTGTAAATACCCATTTAGGAGCATAACCAATGGTTCCGAGCCACTCATAGCGTTCAATGAAGAGTTTGTGTTCTTTATTGAATTTTTCGGTATAAAAATCAAATTCATTAATTGTAGAATCGATGGGCATGTTATTATCAATATCTTCTGTACGAGTAGCAAGCTTTCTGTTGTATTGATGACATGTACCTACTTCAATTTCCAGACCAAACTTATTACCTTTACTTTCATTTAGTCGTTCTGGCAAATATTGCATATTCCAAGCGACATGAAGTCCACAAACATTCTCTCCTGCGATAGGAACGATATGATCTACACAATATCCATCAGGTCTATTTTTATAGATGTTTTTGATATCCTCGATCTGTTGTGGGGATAACCATGGTGGCATGGCCTGCTTCTTTCTAGCTCTATAATTGGCTGTTCTGCCTACTTTTTCTTTTTTAGTTCTCTTATTGTATCTACCTTCAATTTCTTTTCTAGCTTCTGGATTTTCCGTGGCCCAACGAGTTGCTTTTTCAATATAATATTCTTTGTTTTCTTCGTAATATTTTTCGTACATTTCTTGAACTTTTTCAGGATTGTTTTCTCTATAAGTAGAGGTCCTTTCTTTGATTTCTTCGCAATTTTCTTCATAATAAACATTGCAACAGACTTTACATGCAGAGACTGCTCCAGTAAGTCTGTTATTATTTTTATGAAACTCATCTAATAGTTTAAAATCTTTACACTGAGAGCATTGTTTTTTGCCATTTACGATAGGCTGATGATCAAGCCAGCGACGAGACAAAGCTTCTTTTTTAGCTTCTTTAGAAAGCTTAATATCTTGTTCTTGGAAGATTTTTTGGAGGGAAGGTTTTTTGATACCAGTTTGTTTTACGATTTCAGGAATAATCATTCCCTGATGTCTAAGAGAAATAGCTAATTCAACTTGTTCGTCAGTATACTTCCTTTTTTGAGAAAGTTTTTTGCTAACACATTCTTGTGAGCAAATTTTTGTAGAATAGTGCTGAGTAACAAATTCCTTACTACAGACTTCGCAAATTTTATTATAATCGTAAACATACTTTTTCTTACTCATACATGTACTATATATCATTAGCTATATAGATGTCAAGTCAAAAATACAAATAAAAAACCCCAATCCAGTGTTTAGCCAGATTGGGGTAATAAGTTTTTAACTAATTGATATTACAGGCTAAGTTGTCCAGTAATGTTGTCAATTAAAACATTTTTTCTTGGTTGATATGCAGCGAGCGAGAGGAAGCGAAAGTGGGCCTCCGGCAAACTTAAATCCGAGACGGCCAATTTAAGCTTGCTATATGGAGCAAGCTGTGCAATTCCGAGCGTATTTCCTTGGATAAGGAAACCAGTTACGGAACCTGGTTGGCGGTTACCGAGATCGGTAAAAACTGGGTTACCACTTCCTTGCTTGATCTTACCGATAAATTTAGCATCCGAAGCGCCGTTGCCGACGTTAGAACGATAAACGTTATAATAAGAAGCTCCAGATACAGCCGTAATCGTGACGGTGACTTTATCACCAGCAGCGGTTACAGTAGCGGTAGCAGGAGCACCTGGAAGAGATTCTCCAAGAATCGATACGCCGGTAGCGTAGTACACATAAGTACCAGCCATCAAGAGTGATCCAGCAGGACCTGCATCAGCTACAGCAATGGCTGGAGCAGCAGGAGCACCTAGACGACTACGAGCAGGCTGAGTCTTACCAGACAAGAAACGTGAAGCTTCCAAGGAAACTACAGCGCTTGAAGTCCATTGAGTACGAAGATGAGCGCCGGTAGCTTCTTGAGCTGATCCAGCGAGCATGATACGTTCTTTAGCGTGTGCGATTTTGTTATAGGCAGACAAGCTGATTGGATCCAAGATCAAGCGATCAGCAGCTCCCATATTCATTGCAGAACGAACAGAGCTGTCTTCGATAACAGACTGAGTGAGAGTTCCACCGCTCGAAAGAACAACGGTTTGATTAGAACCGTATTCTGCGAACATCAAATCTTGGGTATTGAGCTGTCCATCAGATTGGCGAACCTGTTGGTCAACACCAATCATGTTAGGAAGCTGAGCAACAACGGTAGGGTTACCATCGAAAACACCATTGTCAGAGAAATCGGCTTGACCACGGAAAAGGTCAAATTCGATATCGCCAGCAAGCTTCATTGCAGCATCTGCCGAAGAGCGATCTTCAGCTTTAACGCCGTCGAAAGCACCAATCATATTAGCAGCAACGGTCACACGACGAATCGTGCTGTAATATGCCATAGGCACAACCGCACGAATGAAGTTCGACACGTCTTCTTCACCAACGCCGCCCTCAAATTGAGCGGAACCGCCGAAAATCCCGTAATCGAGTTGGCGATTGAATTGGTGGAGTTGCGATTTAACTTCCTTAGAGGGAAGGATCTTCTGCAACTTAATATGGCTGTCATCAAAAGTGACGTTCTGCATCACAGGCGAGAGATCCTCGACCATGAGGGCAGCGCCCTGTTCCAAATTACCCGGAGAGGCCATGTAACTGCCTGCTTCAAGGGCTTTCATCAGTGACTGAAGTTGTTCAATCATTTTCTTTCTCCTTTATTAAAAAAGACACCTTATTTTAGCAGGTGACTAATACTGTTAACGTTGACCTGACCAGTCAGATAAAATGCGTTGATTGCATCTCTATCAGATTTTTTAAGGGTTGGCTCCGATGCCTTCGCCTTAAGAACTTCATGGATTTCGCTCTTGGTAGGAGCTTTTTCTTCTTTGTGTGTTTCGGATTTAGCGATAACATCCAACGAAGTAATTGCCTTACCTTGAGGAGCAGCTTTCTTAGCAAAAGCAGTCAAAAATTCTTTAATTGCTGCTTTTTCAGCTTTCTCAGCCGCTAATTCAGACTTAAGAAGCTCAACTTCTGTGTTTTCTGACTTTTCCATTTGCATTCCTTCTGCTTTACTAGCTGGTGATTTAGCTCCAGGTGTATTCTTAGGCTCGCAGGATTCGATTTTACCCGTTTCCGTTTTAGCCATCTGTGAGCTATTTGACTTACTAGCAGGCGACTTCGCACCGGGAGTGTCTTTTGGATTACTAGCAGACATTTCTCCGCCACATCCATCAGCCTTTTTCATTTGCGAGCTTTGATCTTTACTAGCTGGTGATTTTGCACCAGGAGTATTTTTAGGTTCACAACTTTCGATGCCATCTTCGCCTTTAGCCATTCCAGCACTATCGCCGCCCATACATTTTTGAATACAACCGTGATGAGCAGCTAATTCGCCTTTGGACATAGAGCGGTACATTTTTTCCATGTGCGCCATATCTTCATCGTCGTAATCGTGGCCTTGGTGTTCTGCACCTTCGGCATGCTCTTCATGTTGTTCGCCTTCATGAGCTTCTGGCGCGTGGCCTTCAGCTTCATGTTCTGGCTTTTCTTCATGTTCTGGTTTCTCTTCATGCTCTTTCTTAGGTGGCATTTCGCCATCTTCGGATTTTGCAAGAGAGGTTTCGGTTTTAGCAAGCTGAGTGGTAAACGCTTCTTCTACCTGAGCGATGATATTTGCTACATCTTTTTCGGTATATCTTTTCATGGTTTACTCCTCTTATTATTAACTCGTTGAAACTATTAACTAACTTATACGCCCTTAGTAGGCCAGTACAAATTGTCAATACTGAGGGTAGGAGCAACAAGTGAAGCTGCTGCAGAAGCTTGGGTAACTGCGGTTCCGTTAGCAATAGGAGCCAACTTGAATGCGATACCGAACGGGAAAAGCTCCCACATAACAGTGTCAAGATCGGCTTGAGTAGGAATTGGTGCGCCAGCGCTATTCAACTCATAAGAAATTGAAGAAGTGGAAGGCGTATAAGCAAGTTCTGGATTCCCGAAAATGTCGTTACTGACCATCGGGATCTGTTGCAAATAAACGAGAATAACTGGATTGCTTTCGGTAACTACACCGCTTTTGGACAAGAAAATCAACTGTCCGCCGTTAGAATCTTGTGCGTAGCTGACGGTATCAACACCACCGGCTTCGGTGTTGTTAGCGAAACGAACTGCAAGGCGGTTGCCGAGATCTCTCGCTACACTTTGTATCTTCTGATTGGAAATGATCATTTTTATCTCCTCGTTGAGGGTTTTGCCCGAAAGGGCGTAAATACTTGTATCTATTATAAATAATTAGTTCTTAGGTATGTGAAGTCAATAAAATCAATGGGTTATAAACGATAAAAAGTTTGATTTTAAAAATTAATTATGATATATTAGAGATATGAAGATAGTTTGTATTAGCGATGTTCATGGTAAATGGAATAAAATTGAGATACCGGAATGTGATTTGCTTGTTTCGGCAGGAGACTATTCATTTACTGGAGAAATCCATATGGTTAAGGATTTTCACAAATGGATGAACAAACAGCCAGCTAAGCATAAGATATCCGTTCAAGGGAATCATGAAAAATGGGTAGAAAGGAATTTCGATTTAGCTAAACAAATGGCTAAAGAAGCCTGTCCAGACATCCACTTCATTGACGAAGGATTGGTAGAAATAGAAGAATTGAAGATTTGGTGCTCTGCAATTACCCCTTTTTTTTATAACTGGGCTTGGAATAGATATAGGGGAGAAGAAATCAAAAAACACTGGGATAAAATTCCCTTAAATATAGATTTTTTAATTACTCATGGGCCCCCCTATGGAATTTTAGATACGGTCAGTTTCCATCGTCCAATCGAAAACTTAGGATGTAAAGAATTGGCTAATAAAATTAAAGAGTTAAAGAATCTTAAGATTCATAGTTTTGGCCATATTCACGACTCATATGGAGTTTACGACAACGGTCTGGTAAAATTTATAAATGCTAGTATATGTAATGAAGATTATAGGCCAATTAACGAACCGATCACTATTGAACTATAGGTTTGTATTAATCTTTAATTTAGAACATGTTCCCCGCTTAATTAACGGGATTTAAATTTTAAAGGAGATCTCTCAAATGGCAGCTCAAACCCCTTCACTTACACAGGGCGTCAAGAATAGAATCGTAGAGGCTGTAACCAGCGTTACAGACGGAAATCAAATCATTGGATCCCTCGGTCTTATGGGTGGTGCTAGAATCAACGCTAGCGCAGACACTGTGGCTTATTCCACTGGAGACATTTCTGTCGCTTTGGATTCTGGTGGCGCACCATGCACTTATCGCATTACGTTTCCAAATATCAGTTCACAAATTCAATCTATTAACTGGATTGATGTAAAAGGTTTCACTCCCCGTGCACCAAGCGGTGTCGAAACCCTTGATTGCTTGGTTTGCGGCTATGCTTACGATAATTCCCTTAAACAATGGTACGTTACGGTTCAAATCGTAACTTACGGATCTGGTGCAGCTGTTTCAGCCGTTACTGCAGCAGGTTATGTTATCGGATGCCGCGTAGCAGTTACTTTGCTTCCTACCGCTAATAGTTTGTAATTTTTGATCTACCAATCGAGGTGGAAACAGTTTAAAAAGCCCTTCAGATTTAGTTCTGAGGGGCTTTTTGTTTTAGGGTTTTCTTTTGAATCCGAAAATGGCCATGAAGCTATCAAACCAGGAGATTTGAGGTTCTTCATTATGAATCTGAGTTGACTCTGAAGTCAACTCAGATTCATAATCGATTCCATCATGAACTTGATGGTCTTTAAACTCGATTGGTTCTGGATCCAAGCAACCTTTTTCTGAGGTACAACTGCAAGGTTCTGTAGTAAGACCGAAACTCTCTTGTTCTAGTCTCATGAAATCTTCAAAACTACTTCCGGCGTGTTTGTTGGCTTTAGCCTTCTTTTTAACGGATTTGACCTTTTTAGTCACTTTCTTAGCTTTTACGGTTTTCTTCTTAGTTTTCGCGTTCTTATCCTTCATTATAGCTCCTAAAACAGTTTTAAGACCAATCTTTACCTTAAAGTCTACCCTTAACTATAGGCTTTGTCAAGATAAAAAGGGATACCAAGATTATGGCCCGTCTTTCAGCCAAACCCATCACAAATTTTCAAAACATCAATTCATTTGACTACGCAAACCAATGGATGATTCGTGCAGGGGATCAAACAACTCTTTATTTCCAAATAGTTAACCTAGATACCTGTCCTTCAGACTGTCCTCTTCGTTATATTCTGGGGATTGGAACCGCCAATCAACCCGTGCAAGTGAGAGTCACATTTCCTTCTATTGACTGCAACAGTGCTTTCACCCTGATCGCCATGCAAGATCCCAATGATGGATCCGTATTTAGTGTTGTAGTTCCTTATACGAGTCAGCCTGCTACAGGAAACGTTCAGTTTGTCGTTTACCAAGGAAACAATATTTCTAACTTCAGTGTGTTGCAAATGATGAATGTTGAGTATTCGTCAGATGGATCAGACGGTAACTTGCCTGATAACACTTTTTTCTTTTAAAAATCAAGGACTTACATGGCAGATTACACACAGTCTAGGACATTCAAAACAGCGACCTACCCGGTCCACGCCATCGAAACTAGTGGCCTTTTACGCCGCACCGAACCGTTTCTTACACCGGAATTATTTAAGACCAGATATCTTCTAGGGCTTCCTTTTTATTTTTTAGGTCCGTGGATTGAAGAACTTTTAAAACCAGAGGTTTTGAAAGATCGTATCATGATGGCAATGAATGAAACCGAAGCCCAGCTCGGAACGACCGTGACAAGAGAAGAGTTTGTCGATAAACTCCCATTTGACTGGTCACTTTATAAAAGTTTTATTCATCTAAAGCCAAGACATTCCCCTATCGTTAGTTTGGAAAATCTCGCCATAGTTGCTTCTAACGACGAGGTTATATTTCAGGTTCCCTCTGTTTGGATCGATATGGCTAATGCTTCCATTGGTCAGCTAAACGTGATTCCTTTGTTGGCCGCTTTCGGTGCTACAAATGCTAGTGGAACTCCAATTACTGCTACAAGTCAAGGTGCGGGTATCGCATTCTTAGCCATTTGGGGTGCTTCAGGAGCTACAACACAAGTTCCAAGCTACTGGCAAGTTACGTATTCAAGCGGACTTTCTAATCGCGAAGGACAAGTTCCAGTTTTGGTAAACCAGCTCATAGGAACTAATGCTGCGATCAACATCATCAGTCAAATCGCTATGTACTTCATTACCACTTCTCAATCGCAAAGTCAAGACGGTATTTCTCAAAGCTCTAGCATGATGGGTCCTCGCCTCTACGCTCTTCGCATCGAAGAACTTATTAAGAACCGTGATGAGCTTATCAGTAAGATCAAAGGAATTTTTGCCAAGAAATATGTAATTGGTGAGTACTAAACATGAGTCTTGCGAAGCACCTCAAAAAAGCCTTAACTGAAAACTCTCTCTCCAAAGCTGAAAAGCCAGAGCTTGGTGAAGGTGTTAACGATGGCTACAAAGAGCGAGCTTCCAAGGGAGGCGATATTCTTTGGCATGTCACCATTAAAGGCCAAAAAGAATTATCTCCCGGTATCCCTCTCCACATGTCTTTGAAGGTATTTGAAGATAAAAAACAGATGGACTTAGATGAAATCAAACAAAAAGTAAAAGAACTGGGCATAAAAACTCCTGATCCTACGGACTTAACTTTTAAGACAACCATCTTTACATCTGAGAGAGATGGCAAAAAGTATTATATGTTACTTGTTGGCGGAACGGACAAAGCTTATTCGCATTTTTACGAAAGCTTCAAACACACCGGAACTGTCTATAAAAAGTTCATGCCCCACATTACTATCGACAAGGGACTGTACGATAAGATCAATAAAGAAGGAATAAAACCAGACGAAGTAATATTCCGCGATCTGACAGCTGAGTATGGGGCTGGGAATACCATCCATTCCTTTGATGAAAAAGAACTTGAAAAATCAGAGTCGCTAGAAAAAGGTGCTCTCAAAACTATGCTCACGGCTGGATCGATGGCTGCAGCATTAGCTTCACCCCACACCACAGACGCAAAAGTTCCTTCTCATGGTCCACTTCATCCTCAAGTATCGGCTTCCCCAAATTCCGACTATTCACGAGAAAAAATGCTTAATGCGATTTCTCAAGTGGAAAGTAGTGGTGGAAAAAACATGAATCACAAGCCAACCTCACAAGGGACGGCCTATGGACGATGGGCCGTAATGCCTTCTGTCATTCAAGACACCATTAGACTCAATCCTAAATTGAAGCAGCAGTACGGTAAAGGCCTTAGGCTTCAAGGAGATAACTTAACTCATTACATGCAAGACAATCCTAAACTAGAACAAGAAATTGTCAATAGCCACCTTAATAGACTCGAACACCATTTTGGTCATAATCCAGAGGCTATCGCTTACGGCTGGAATCAAGGAATTACCAATACGAATAGAAGTTTGAAGGCTAAAAAAGATATTTCGGCACATCCTTACGTGCAAAAATTTAAGCGTTATTATGAAAGCGGGAAATAATTATGAGTATGAGTTTGCAACCAGAAGACATAGATACTGTTGAAGAAGCGGGTATGCTTGACGGACAGCCAACCAAACTATTGAGAACACGTGGCGGATTTTGGATGATGGTTCATAAGGGTAAAGTCCTTGCAGGCGGCTCTCATCCTGCTATCGTAAAGCACAGCGTAAGTAAAATGTTCCCAAGTTTTCAGCCGGTGATGTGTAAATCCGAAGGCTTTGACGACGCAATAGTTGATCAACATTCTCATTATCTTTCTGATGATCTACGTAAATCAGGCCATGACATTTACAGCATTCAGAACACTAACGGTATCGAATTTCAGATCACGAAAAATAATCTAAAAATCGCTTCTGTTACTGGTTCTATACAAAATGACGCACTTGTAATTAATGAGATACAGTTTCCAAAACAATTCGCAAAGGCTTTGGCTGGTGCTACTACTGAAAAAGCTTTGGATTGTAAAATGAAAACGATTAGGATTAAATAAACTATGTGCGTAGAGATATTTAAGCCAGAAAGCAAGCAATCCTATAAACCCGAACTTCCTTTTGAAGAACAATTCGATGGATGTCAAGAAGTGCTTATCGATTGTGAGCCAAACTGTCCCAAAGTAGCTAAGTTTTTGGATGAAGTCGATAAGATTTGTAAGAACGGCCAATCTCTACCAATAAATATAAAGCTTGCGAATAATACCAGTTTTGTATTATTTAAGAAAACTAAACAATTGAGTCACGATCTCCTAATTAATGATATAATTGGACAGATGGCATTAATCCATAAAAATGCAGATACCAAATTGAGAGAGCTATCAGAAATGTGCTCGAAAGGTAGTTGTGGCAATTAAACCACCAGTAGGCGAACAAATTGAAACTATTCCGTTTTTCGCCCCGTATCAACAACAATCGTTTGACTTAAATCGCCTAGATGCTTTTTCCAAAGGGTTAGGAACCACTTGGTACCATTGGAAAAGTACGATTTCTCCTATTGGATTAAATTCCAGGGGTGATTACCGCAGAAATGAAACTGATGTAATTACATCCAATGGATACGTATATAATCTGGCTGGTAAATTTACTGCTGTCATGACTGGTAACCAAAAGGATCAACGTAGACCCGCAGAAGGTGCCGTTATTGATGCTTCTCAAGGCAATTTGGTTATGCCTAGATTTTATGATCCGTATACTCCTCCCGCTATTGGTGACTGTGATTGCGTGGAAACCCCAGAAGGTAAAAGGATTTATTTAGCTGTTGGAGATCGATTATATTGCGATCCTACAGCCAATGACCTTGTGGTAAACAAGGAAATGCTTCAGTTTTCTTATGATAGTCTTGGAATTCCCATGTTTCCTATTCGGGTAATGGATGGACCGATTATTGATTCGAGGGGTATCCAGTACAAGCAAGATATAGATTTTACTATAGATAATTTGGGAAATATAGCTTGGGTCCAGGGTGCCGGTAGTCCCGGAATAGATCCCGATACGGGTCAAGGCAGAACTTACTCCATTCGTTATCTTTATAGAGCTTTTTACTACATAACCAGTTTGATTCGTGAAGTCAGAATTACTAATGTAACCGAAGGTGGTGTTAGAAGTGCCGAAAGAATGCCTTACTACGTCCAGGTTACCAGGGAATACATTTATCATAACATTAATAATTCAAATCAGCTTAATAAACCTGCAAATCCAGCCGTAGCCAACAGGCAGGTCGCTCCACCTGTAGATACCATCAATACGCCGGATGGGATTGTAAGGGTGGAAACTTTGGACATAGAATTCAAGACCTAAATCAATAAAAACAAGAGGTTGGAGTCACCAAACCTGACAATCTGAATCTTTAAAAGTATAAGGAAAACAGTAACATGGCAACAAATATCCAAAAACGAAACCAAGATGGAAATCAAACGCAAGATCCAGCGTCCATTGCTAATTTTGAATACAATCAAGCCGCTGGTGCGCAAAAAACCACTGAAGTCGGCAGACATCTTCTTCCTTTACCGACTCCCGGTGTGGGCGTAGGGTATACGACTGTTGTTAACGGCGCCCCTTATGCACTACCAGGAGCAGGTCGCAACGTGGCCGTTTTTAACAGCACCGCAACTACTGGGACCATCACTTTTGGATCTACTAGTGCTGTTACCTCATTGGCAGCTGGTATCGCAGACGCTTCAGGTAATGTGGGGCTTCCTTGTCCACAAGGATGGAGCTACTTTGCCTCTGGTTACTCAAATTGGATAATTTCTAGTGCAGCCACTCTCTTCGTATTTTTAATTAACGATAACACGAGCATCCAAGTTCAAGCCCCTGGAATTCAAAACAACTATGGATTCCCTGGAACGCAACCTTAATTAAAAAATATGGCTAAAAAGTTAACTATTCAAGAAGTCGTACAAAGAGTCCGTGAAATACATGGAGATTCTGTTATTCTTGTGGAGTCAACTTACACGAATACATCTACGAACTGTACTTTTATTCACGTTATATATAAAGAATGGTATCCTACACCAGCTATGGTCCTTCGAGGACAAAGCCATCCTAAGGCTAAACGAAGAAAACCCCGACTTACCCTAAACACCATTAATGAAAGATTACAAAAGGCACACGGTGGTTTAATTTCTATAGATTATGATACTTTTATTGGCGTGAGCAAAATAGCAACTTTTATAGATAAAGAAATAGGGGAATTTCCTTGTAGATTAGCTGATGTAATTGGAAAAGGTGTAGGCCATCCTGATAGAACTACTGAAAAACATAAAAATACCTGTATTAAAAACTTTGGAGTAAATAATCCAAGTAAATCAGAAAAAATCAAAAATAAAAAAAGAAAAACCACTTTTAAAAATTTTGGTGTTGAAAATCCGTCACAAAGTAGCATAGTTAGAGAAAAAGCTAAAAAAACTAATCTATCTAGGCGTGGGGTAGAATACCCTACCCAATCGACCGAGGTATTGGAAAAAAGAAAACAGAATTCTATAAGTAAGAACGGAATCCCATTTCCTGCCCAAATACCGGGGGTAGCCCTTAAACAAGCCAAATCATCTAATATATGCGTTCTTAAAAAACATTGGAAAACTGAGGAAGAATTAGTTTGTCAGGGTGGGTATGAGTCAAAAACAGTAGACTATCTCAATATTAATAAAATCAACTTCAATTGGCAGCCTGAAACATTTAATATACCCCTAGATGTTATTAAAACCAAAAAAGGAAACGAAGTAACTTATCGTCCAGATTTTTATTTGCCCGATCAAGATGTTTGGGTGGAAATTAAGGGCTATATGCGCGGTGACGCTCAGGTCAAGTGGGATTGGTTTAAATCCGAACATCCCACAGCAGAACTTTGGAATCAAAAGAAGCTTGAAGAAATGGGAATTCTGTGAAAAAGAATGCTGAAGTCTTTTTAATAAAAACTTTAGGCGATAACTTTTTGGAATCGTTAAGTATTTCTTTATCCAAGAGCGAAATTTTTAAGCCTGGAACACGTTCAATTACCGATACCAACGACATGTATCAAGGATTACAGATTGTCCCTCGTACGATGTTAAACTTACTTGTCCGAGAACTTTCTCCGATGCAAATTGGCGACACCAAAGAAATAAGCATTCCGGGACAAGAAAAAACGATTGTTTCTATTACCAAAAACGAAAGAGATCAATTTTCTGGACAAATATTTCAAAACAATGTTAAGATTAACGATTTTATTAATAGGTCTATTCCTGGTCTTGGTCTAGTCTTAATGAGTGTTTTGCAACTCTACTCCATGGACGATTTAGAACAAGACTCTATTCCACAAGACAAACAATCTGAAATCAATCGCATCATCGACGAACGCCTCAACCTTCATTCCTTGGTCAACAAAGTTGTAGATGGCAGGATCCAGCAAAAAGATGCCATTCAACAGTTGTTAATGGCTAGACTCACTGAGGAATTTGCCAAAGAAAAAGCTGCAGCTCAGCCCGTAGAAGCACCTAAGCCTCCGGTGGTGATTATTTTGGATCATAAAAAATCTAGACCTCTATCAGAATTCGTCGAAAATAGAAAAAAGAAACTTGGTAAAAAAGAATTCTCCATTGAGATGACTAAAAGTGAAATAGTAGATTGTCCAGATTGTGGACAGAACATCTTTAACAAATCTGGGATTTCTGCTTGTCTCTGTTATGGTCAGGATATGGGACGTAAGGTATTTTTGAAGAAAACCGAAGATGGAATTAAGGTGAGCTTCCCCAAGTCATGGTCCCCAGAAAATATCGAAATGTTGTTAGAAGTATTGAGGAGAAAAAATGGATAACCAAAAACCTTCTCAACTTTACTTTGCCTTTGACGGAGATTTTATTGGTCGTAGACACGCGGAAGCAATTCTTTCCGACGATGTAGATAGTATTAGTAATGTATCTCAAGAGATTACCCACGCCAATGAAATGGTTAAAGACTTCGTCGAACAAAACGGCGGACAAATGATTAGTTTTGGCGGAGACGAGGGTGTATTCTCTGCCCCAGCCGAGATGGTTGAACTTCTTGAACAGCTTCGAAAAGACTACCAATACATGGTAGGCGCTACGCTCTCTATTGGCTATGGATCAAAACCAAGTGAAGCCGCCAAAGCATTGCTTGCAGCAAAAGAGCGTGGAAAAGATCAAATTGTTCAGTACGATGAATCAGCTGAACAAGACGCACAAAAAACACAAGAACATAGAAATTTAGAAAACAACCAAGAAGAAGTGGTTGGCGAAAGCGCTAACAATACGGAGCCACACCAAGAATCTCAGGGCGGCTACGCTAATGAAGTTGCTTCCGATGGTATCACTAGAGATGATCCTCCTAAGTACGACAACAATCGTGGTTACGATTCGGGCTACAAAAATTCCGACAAAGAAGACCGTGGCGATTCCTATAGAGCTGATGACTTAACTCCTCCCGTTATTGCCAAACCAAATCTTACACCTAAGAATCCTGTAATGGAAGCTACTTCAGGAGATGTTCCTGAAACAAGCCGTCCAATGAACAATGTAGAGCCTAATCCAGGCGAGCAGCCACCGGAAGACAAAAAGCCTGTTTCTAAATATTATGATGGGCAAGCGGAATGGATTAAACCAGACCAAGATGAAAACGGAGCACCACAAAGTATGGGCGATGCAACGAATCAAAATAGACCAAGTGATTTAAAGTATATGAACCATGGTCAGAAAGAACAGCAGGCCGATCAACCCGGAGAGGATTCCACCACTGACGTAGCGGAACAAGCTATGTCTGATGAAATGGGGACCGATGGAACTGCCAATCCTACGCCTATAGAAAATGATGGTCAGCATTGTCCAGGCTGTCGCTGTGATGAACATTCCCAAGAGAATAAGCCCATGGATCAAGTCTTAGATCAACATATCGATAATGCTTCAGACTATACCAACTCTATTGGTGAAGGTGGAGATAGCAGGAACCAAAGCAATGGCGGAGATCAGAGTTCTGATGATGGAGAAAGCATCGAAGATATCCTAGATCAACATCTGGATAACGCTGCTGATATGGCACAAAATGGTGATGTTAATTCTGACGGGATGGATCCTAATGGAATCAGCAGACCCGAAGACTATAACGCTAAACAAGGCGACATGGGCTTGTCTGAAGAAGACGCACAAAATGAAGATCCTAATTTGGATGAAGTCTTGAGAGATGGTTTGGACAGTCATGCCGATAGCATCCAAAGGGAAAAAGTTATCGACATGGTGGGCCAAGCATTGGATGCCTTTAAGGGACAGAAGCAGATTTTGGACAAAGCCAAGACAGCTGCACCTGAGTTGCACGATGCATGTATAATGCTTTTAAGAAGCCTTATAGAATTGTGCTCATTGGCCGGAATCGACGAAAGTCAAGCAGAACAAGAAGTCAACGAAATCGAAGGTGGCCAAAATCCAGAAGAAGCACCGGGTTCACAAGAAATGCCACAAAAAAGCACTCCTGAAGAATCTGAAGAAGCTCCTTGTGAGAATTGTGGACATGATAAGAAAAAGCCTGCGGCTCCTAAGGAGGGGTCGCAGAAACCCCCACAACAGTTCGCCCAAAGCTCAGGCTGAGGGCACCCCAGCAATAGGTTCAGTCAAAAAATTACCAAGTAAAAAACCTACACCGCATATTAAAAAACTGCCTCTGCCAGAGGGAGCCGTAAATTCTAAGGGGCAAAAAAATATCACATTGCCAAACGGAAAGAAAGCTCTGGTTGATATGAAGGTCGGTAGAGTCAAGGGCCCGCAGGGGACTCCTGTAAAAGGTTAACATGTTAAAAATCAATATCAATTCAAAAGACATTCTTGATCTTTGCAAGGATGAAATGGAAAGTGCAAAAAAGGCACTTTACACTGGCGTTGATAGACTTGCCAAGGCCGCTGAATCACATCTAATAGAATTAGTCAAAACCGAACTCAATCCGCACCATGCCGACATCTTCATGGGTGGCGGCAATAAAAAAGAAAATATTGAATTAGATTCTCCTAGTCCTGGCGTCCACGTTCTTACTATTAAAGATAACGCTGCACTAATAGATTCGGGTGAGAAACTCGATATGAAAAATTCGGACTGGCTTTTTAGTAGCGATAAGACTAGAATGGGCAAAAACGGTAGATATTTAGTTATTCCATTTAAGCATGGTGGCAAGGGAAGCTCAAGTGGGAGCGAGACATCTAAATTTAAAGCCCAGCTTACTACCCGTATTAAAGAAGAAATCGATCTCCAAAATAAAACCAGAAAAGCTGCGGGCCTTAAAAAGATAAGTCTAAGTGGTATTGAAAGAGATTCGCAAGGTCAAATCAAAGAGGGTAAGCTTCATACTTTTGATATCTTCGGAAACAGGAAAAATCCCAACTGGTCTGATATGCCATTGACTGGTTTGAATGTTTATCAGAAAATCCATAGAGATGAGCACGGAACTCCTATTACTGACAAAAAGGGCAAAGTTAAAGCAACACGCTCGTGGATGACTTTTAGAACTGCCTCTGAAAGTACGGTAGTTAATCCTGATACTGGAACTACTCCAAAAGATAAGTTTTTTTATCCCGCACCAAAGACAAAAGACTTTTTAGCTAGAACTGGTGAATGGGCTGAACAAGAGTTTTACGAAAAAATCCTTCCCTCGATTTTTGAGAAATGGGGAGACAAATGATATTTCAAACAGACGCTCTCCTAAAAGTTTTGATCGAAGAGAATTTGGAACAGATCAAACTCAATCCTTGGCTCATTGAGCAAATTCTATGGGATTTTACACACAGCCAATTTTTGAAAACCAAATATGGCGATAAGCAAATAAAAGCCTGTCTTGAATGGTATCAAACGAATGGTATCAACGTCTTTCATCAATTCGTTAAAGATAAAATGCGTTTTCCGGCAATTGCCATTACCCTTGGCTCCAGCACCGAAGTTCAAGAACTCAGAACCATGGGAGATGTGAGTCAGCATACCGTGGGTTTAGCTCCAACAACGGTGGGGCAGAAGATACCTTACGTGGTTGCACCGTTCGTCCCTTACGGCTATGATCCAGCCACGGGCGAAGTCGGCGTTCCTCAGGGAATTGATATTGCTCTAGTGTCTGCCGGAATGGTTCTCTTAAATCCCGTGACAGGAAATGGAACACCAGTTGTAAGCATTGATGGTCAGAATATATTTATTAAACCTGGAGTAGAACTTGACGCGAGTACTCTCGGTGTGGTACCCCAATACAGATATTTCCAGACCAGAATGGGCCGAAGCTTCTTTCAAGAAACATGGAATATCACCTGCGCCACAAACGATCCACAAACACTTTTATGGTTGCACTCCATCGTTATTTTTGGCTTGTTGAGATACCGTGAATTCATGGAACATAATGGAGTTCTGGAAATAACTAATTTTAGTAGTACTGACATTTTCAACGCCGATTTCTCAAATGCTGAAGGTGAAGAAATTTATTGCAGACAAATTACTATTACCAATAAGGTAGAGCAAACTTGGCCAAGAGATCTACATAAGAAAATCGAATCAGTCATCTTAAGAGATACTAATCCGGCAGCGGTTACAGTTTCTGATCCACAAGGATTCGTTGGTGGGATTCGTATAGTTAGTAATTTGACAACTCCAGCTTTGGAACAGAACGATCAAAGCTGGTATACTGTTGATGAAGCTGATGAGAATGAGTAATCTTTACCCTATATGCCTAATCCAATAAAACCACCCAAATTAGGAGCAACCCTTGGTTCTACCTTAGGAAAGCCTCCTGGACAGCCTACGGATCTGGGGAAAGTAGGGAAACAGGGAACAGCTGTGAAAACCCCAAAAATGAAAAAGCCTTCAGACGCATTTGCCCCTCCAAGTGTGTTCTTTGGTAAAAGTGAAGATTTTGAAGGTCCAAAGCATCCAAGTCTACGTAATCTTTGGAGTTTTATAAATAAAGAGCATAAGTCTAAAACTCACAAATAGGCTATAAAATCAATCTTTAAAGTTATAGAGGTAGTGTCATGTCCGATTCCAAAAAGCTATTCACTGCACGCGAAGCTGCCCAAGCTGTATTGGCCAAGGCAAAACAAATTTTAGAAGACTCATCGCTCGCGAAGTCTGAAAGGCTTAAGAAGGATGGAACACTAGGTTCAGCTATTGGCTATCCAGGATCTCCTCCCCCAGCCCCTCCTGTAAATAAGTCTGAGATGAAAAAATACGAAACTGAAAACAAGAAAGCTCCTTCTAAAGCCAAGGAATTGCCTTCTCAGAAGCTAGAACGTGACTATAAGAATTTTGAAACACAAAAAGAAAGTCCTAATTCTTCCGGAGATGATAAGCGCCAAGAAAAGCAAGTTTCTCCTTCAGGCAATCCAAAAGAAGAGGCTGAGGGAAACAATAAGCCTGATGGCATGGAACCAGAGTTTGAATTCAAAAATAAGGTTGAGAAAGAGTTAGCTAAAGAAAAAGCTTCTCATATGGTTAAGTCCCAGTCTGGCATGCATACCGTGATGTATCAGTCGATGAAAAAGTCTGAGAATCCGGACGAAAAAGAAGATGCAGAACTCGGCGAACAAGTTGAACACGATGTAGAAGAACACCATAAAGACATGGGTAACGAAGTAGACGAAGAAGGACATGATATGGCAAAACCTGAAGATAAAGCTGAAGGCCAAACCGAACGCGCTTCCATTCCTATGTGTATCGGTTCAGCTAAGCTGTCGAAATTTATGGAATATAAGCATTCCAAACGTAAGGCTGCTCAAGGAGCACAATCTCAAGCCCCGGCTGCTGTGGGCCAAGATGCCTCAAACGCTCCTCAAGCTGGTTCTACTCAAGCAGGCCAACCCGATCAAAGCCGTCCTAAGACTCAGCCTATGGATGGTGATGTTAATAAAATGGGTAAAGCCGAAAGTAGCTTCGATAAGCTTAAACATAAGATCGAAAATAAAGAAGGATATTCCGAAAAAGGCGCTGCTGGAGCGGCTTATGAAGCCGGTGTAAAAAAATACGGTAAAGCTGGTATGGCCGCTAAAGCTGCTGCAGGACGTAAAAAGTAATGGCTAAAAAGCAAGTTCAAGAACAGGCCCAGGAAATGACCTTAGAAGAAGCGAAAGCTTTCCGAGCTTCTTTGGCTAAGCCTGCTAATAAGCCCATGAACCCGAAGCAAAAAAGAGATGCTTTCAAGGTTTATTGGACACAGAATAAAAAGAAGTACGGAATGACTAGCAAACTAGAACATGTGCTTTGGTTGCACTTAGTTGCTACGAAGAATGATGAACCAGCCAATTTTGAAGCTGGTCTTAAAAATTTCGGAATCAAGAAAGTTTAATAGGGAGAAAATAGAATGTCTCAAAGATTAGTTACCCCTTATGTCAATACGAATATTCCCGGAACTTATGTTAATTATCAAGTACTTACGCAGCCTACGGGTGTTAGTTCTTCTGGAATTGCAGTCATCATGGGTGAAGCCAATGGTGGCCCAAGCTACGATCAGATTGAAATCTCCAAAAACTTTTTTACTCCAGATCAACTTCAGCAAGTTACCCAGATATACACCTCTGGACAAATCGTTGATGCTTTTACGGCTTTATCCTCTCCTTCTAATGATCCAAACATTAGTGGGACTGCTAACCTCATCTATATCCAAAAGACCAACACTGGCACGATTGCTACTTCTACCCTTTTGACTGCTACTCCTTCTACCTATGGCACATTATCCGATATTAATCAAGGAACCTTAGGTAACCAAGATAAGTATCAAGTTCTCGCAGTTGATTCCGAAGTAGTCCCAACTATTGCTGGTACCACTATTCCTGCTTACGGCGGGACTACCGGTGCGTCGTTTACCGTTCGTGTTAATGGTGGTGCTGCTGTTGTCGTAGGACCACTTCCTGCCAGTGCCAACCAAACAGCTCTTTTGACTAACTTGAATGCTGCATTTGCAACTGCTGGTGTGGACCTCGATACTACTGCTGGCGTTGCGATGAATACTATTGCGATCAATTGGTCTGCAACTCCTGGCTCCGCTTCTCCAGTTGCCGATCCACTTGCCTGGAATGAAGGTTGGGGTAAGTCTTTCGAATTGATTGATTCTACTGCTGGGGATTTAGCATCTTTAGGTTTAGTTGCTGGACTTGTCGTTTCCTCTCAAGAACCATCGATCGAAGTTCAAGATTCTAACATGACTCGTGGAGTTTCTGAAACTCTTTCTGCTGCAGCTGATGTTGCTTTGACTGTTGGTTATCTCGGTACCAGTGCTACGTTGACCATTAATCAAGCCGCTGGAACACTTTCTACTACTGTGGTCG